TTTCTTTTCGTGACCTTTTACTTCCTTTTTAGCAATTTCTTTTGCTTTTGGTTCTGTCACACATTTAGATTCTTCTGGATTTACTTTTTCATCAGATTCATCTAACAATTGTGGTGCAAACGGATTCTTTGGTTGTTCAACCGGTTGAGCTGGCGCAGCTGCTTGTGGAGCCTCACCAAGAACTTTATTGACTGCATCAATCATTGATTGTGATACTGGGTTATTTGAAAACATTTTTATTCTCCGTTATCCTACTGGTTTCTTTTTCTTTTTAATTTCAATACCAATTAAATTACCTTTATTGTCACCCATTGGTTCCTTATTAGTGGCACCACCGAGTACACCTCCAACTCCCATCGAACCTGATTCTGCTGGGGAATCGATGGCTTCCTTCTTAATCTTATCTCTAAAATACTTAAAATCTGCTCTCTTTGGTGTAAAATTCCCACTCAAAGGGTTTGGTGATAAAGCAGAACTTCCTGGCATAGCCGAACTGGAAGGTTGTGCATTACTATAATCTTGACTCTCACCCATTGCTTGTCCTAGACCAGCACCTGCTGCAGCCCCTTGGCCACCAGCACGGGTATCGTAACTCTGTCCTACTCCATCTGGTCTTGCAACACGACCAGCACTCAAAGATGTATTACCACGCTTCTTTACTTTTTCTTTGTCGTTATCTTTTTGGAAGTTGGGTTCTTTTGGAGGTGCGCTGATTTTGAGCGTTGGTGCACTTTCTTGGTACGCTGCTGCTCCTGCGCCACCGGTGATGCCTTGACCTCTACTGGTGTCTTTTCTTGGACCGGTGTTTCCTTTAATTTGGTCTTGGCCTCCAACGACTGAACTGGTGTTATCTGGAGAGATATCGGCTGGACCTTTGGCGCTGAGGCTTGAGTTATATCTGCCGGTGGTTTTGAGCTGAACAGACTTAGAATTCGTTTTAACATTGTTTTCCTTAAATAGTGAGGTAATTCTTTCATTAATATTTACTTTATTGTTTCTTGTAAACCAATCATCTGCAATTTCATTGATTACTCTTGAATCTAAGAAAAGTTTGGTGGTGATATATATTTCTGTAATATCTTCTTCTTTTGTTTCTATTTTACCCGTATTATCAAACTCAATAAAGTTGGTAAACGATTCATTGAAATATTTAGTGTTTCCTTGTGCCTTCAACCACTTATCTTGCCGGATTGATTCGGTCATCATTCTGGATAACATAGAATTACGTTCTTGACTGGCTTCGTTTGAGGTATTCACAAAGATCATCAAGGTTTCATAACCGAGTTCTTCCAGTTCTTCTTTGATATATCCGATGCGGTTATTATCGTCAGCAGGACCATTGATGATGAGTGGACCACGGGTTCTGATACCTTCTTTTCGGAAATCATTGGATTTCTCGGATAAGCTTTGTTTATCCGCCAAATACTCTGAGGCCTGTACTAGGTTGAGTTCAACGATGCGAGATTCAGCAATGGCTTCACGAATGATGATATCTTTACCGGAACCAGGTCCGCCAGTCACAAAGATGGCTCTAAACTGGCCACGGTCAACGGATTCATTTAATCCCATACCTTGGCGAACATCATGCATCAATTCTTTAGCATGGTGGTCTGGAACATGAGATGGAACTCCTTGACGGAAAGAACTAAAGTCTTTATTCTTTGCATGTTCTCTCATCTTGGTACCAGACATACCTTCAGCACCCTCTGCATCAGGATCACGATGACCAGCTGAATGTACCTTTATCTTTTTAAAGTTATAAAGGCCATGGCCAGCTTCAACACCATTATATTTGTGTAACAATGTGTGCATTTCCTTAACACGGTCCGAACCAGCAACTACATGAAGCTCGTCATGGCCTTTGGCATGCAATTTAGCTGCAGCATGTAGGATGGTTGGAGATTCTTTTGATGAAGTTTCGAAATGTGTACCAGGAGAATACCGTTTTAAATGCTTAACTTTTTGTTCACCGGACAAAGGATTCTTTTTTGAATCTTGTGAATGTGAAACAACGACTGTGTGTTTTGCACCCAACTTTTCAGCTGTAGATTTCACCTTATCAATTAATTTAAGGTGACCTGTAGTAGGAGGATTCATACGACCAAAGGCCATCACCACAGGTTTTGTGGATTCTTCTTCTTCGTATAGTTCTAAAAATGACTTCATTAATCTCTGTGTCCTAATGTTTTGGCAAAATGTTCCAGATGATCGTCATTATCTAAATTAACATGACTTTTCTCTAGACCCTTCACACCATCTGGATGAAAAGCAATTGTTCTTGCACTTTTGTTTCCAGCTTGTTTCTCACGAATTATAAATTTGCCTTTGCCTTTGATTGGTGGCAGTCCATGATCTGTTACATCTTTACTATTTACTTTATATGTTCCATAACCACTACCAACATGCAAAACATCGACATGATGGTCCTTTAGGTAGGACACCGCAGGACTCAAATCCGGATGTTTAAATGTAATTGATTTTGCACGACCAGAAGCGGTGGTTTCAATTGTATGTTTATCAGGATCTTGAGTTTTATTCATGTGGTCTATTAGACCAGCTTTTTCAATTGCTGAAGCATATTTTGGTCTATTTTTTCTTGCTTTGTCGGTAATATGCCAACCTTTTTCTGAAGTATGGTTAATGGTTAATTGACCCATGGCCGCAGTCGTACCTTCTTTAACTTCACCTGAAATGATATTACCTTTGTGTACTTCTTTTCTTCTCTTATTCTCAATTGGAACATCAGTACCAGCTGTTGATCCTGCATGAGTGGCGTTAGCAGGAGTTATGCCGGCTTTCTTAAATCTTTCGAATGTTGCAAGTTCATAGTTATGTCCTTCATTCTTAGGAGCTTCACCAGGTTTACGAATCTTTGAAATGGGAATAACATGACTTTCTTTTGTATTATCATCAAAAGCGTGAACATGTAGTTTTCCGTCCAACCTTTCAGCTTTGGTGATTCTCAATTTAGATCCAGCAGGAACACCAGCATGGTTCTTATCTAAAACATGAGTAAATTCTTTACTTCCTATGTGTGGAGTAACATATTTCTTTTCATGATCAATTGATGCTGGACCACTTGCGGTCATTGCACCACGGCCTTCTGCTTCAGATAACATTTCTAGAAAGCTTTTCATTTCCTCACCTTTAACAAATTAGCTTTAGCAAATTCTTTGCGATCTACCAATTTCGTTGGTTCACCAGCATGATTTACTACAAAACCTTCAGGACCAGTTTTCTTACCATCAATATGGTGTTCTAAACCACCTTCATGTTGTGCTAGTGTGGATACTAACACGTTCTTGGCTTGTTGTAAATGGTGATGCATGGTTAAAAGGTTATCATAGTGTTGTTTATTAGCATCAATGTGTTGTAGGTGGCTTTGTGCTTCTGTATTTTTACGAGATTGAGCAGCTGGAGTTTTTAATTTGGATCCAGCTTTTTTGTATTGATTTGTAATGTGTTTTTTCAAACCTTCAGCGGATGGAACTTCATCGGTTCTAACAGTATGGTTAATATAGGTTGATAAATGTCCAGCTTCACCTCGATGAGGTTCTGTAGATTTATACATTGTATTTTTATTATCATTATGAATCTTTTGAGCACTAGTCATGTGTTTCTCAAAATCAGCTTGATCATTTTCAGAATAATGAATTTGTTTGGTGTCGTGGTTTGCTGATTTGTGCCAGACATCTGGATGTTGAGCAAAATTATGTAAATCCGGATGTGGATCAGCCGCCATGGACTTTATATCATTACCGTGGTATTGTTGATGTACAATAACCCCCATTTTTGATTTACGAATCTTATCGGCTTCATTACCTTTAGCGGTATATGTGATAGTATTTGGTGTAAAGGAAACTGCCTTTTTGTTGTCCTTTTTATCTCCTTCGGAATACATCATATCACCTTGATATACACCAGATTTAGGTGCTACCTTTTTAAGATGATTCAATGCTGCATGGAGTTTTTCTACAAGGCCTGGAGCGTGGCCATGGTTCTTCAATATATCTTTGTGTGTATAATTGATCTTCGGATTCTTATTGAAAGCAGATTTACTTGCCACAAAGAATTTACCTGTTTCAGGATGGTGTCCAAATACCACAGCAGGAGAACCATCATATTTCATGGTTAAAGCGGAACTATGTCCACCAGACTTAATGTGTTCGTGAGCTTGATTTAATGCATTATATGTGTGATCAAAACCTTTGGATCCATGAAGTAATGGTCTATCTTCAGCATGGTGAATATGCTTGAGTTTACCATCATCGGCTTCGGATTCTTCTTTGAGAAAGGTTTTAAACGACTGCATTAGGATCCTTCTAGATTTGCAACACACTTTGGTTGC